ACAAAATCTAAATGCTTACTATGCTGACAAAGACAGTGCTAGAAATATGGCTGTAAGTATTCAAGTTAGTAAAGACTGGATGGTTCGAAACACTGGAAGTATTATCGCTTTGTTCACAGTCACTAGTGCTTTTATTATGGATGCTTATCTTTTATATTTAGCTTCAACTGGTGGAGAGATAAATAGTATGTATACATTGATTGCAGGTGGAACGAGTGTCAAAGCAGTGCAAGTATTGAGTTTCTATTTCGGTGACAGCAAATCAACTGCAGATGCAGGTAGAGGAAAATAGTATGCAACTATCTAAAAACTTTTCATTAAGCGAATTTACTAAGTCTAGTACAGCGGTAAGGTTAGAGATTGAAAACATACCTACTAAAAGACACATAGAGAATATGAAATATCTATGTGAGAAGATTACTCAACCAGCAAGGGACCACTTCGGAAGCATTAATATAAGTAGTGGTTATCGAAGCAAAGAGCTTTGTCTAGCAATTGGTTCAAGTGTTACAAGCTTTCATGCCATAGGGTGCGCCGATGATTCAGAAGTAAAAGCTCCAGAAGTTAGTAACTTTGAATACCTACTATGGATTTATGAAAATTGTGATTTTACAGAACTTATAGCTGAGTACTTCGATGAAGACGATAACAAAGCAGGATGGGTTCATAGTGCCATTCAAAAAGGAAGAGAGAACGAAAGAACTCTTAAACTTAAAGATAAAGACCATAATTATGAGGTCGTTACTATTGAATATCTAAAAGAGTTATACTTAAAATAGGAGTTTGACATGGCTAAGAAAAACAAAAACAAAAAAAAGAATCTGCCAGTAGCAACAGATGGGTTTGAAAATCTTCTAACAGGGATGGGTACATATAAAGATCCATTAGAGAGTACTACATTTAGAAGAGGGAAAACTATCACTCAAAATCAAGAGCTGGTAACATCCCTATATTCTCAAAACTGGTTAGCAGGTGCAGTCGTTGATGTTCCTGCAGATGACATGACGAGAAACTGGATAACAATACTTGATGAAGAGGTAACAGTAGAAGAATCTATTGAAAAAGAACTAAGTCGATTAAAAGCAAAACAGAAAATCAATCAAGCTTTAAAATGGGCCAGTGCTTATGGTGGTGCTTTAATTATAATGATGGTAGACGATGGAAGGGATATGGAAAAACCTCTAACACTTGCAGCAATCAGAACAAAAGGCATTAAAAACTTAATCGTTTTAGATAGACACAGAGTGACAGTAGGACCACTGGAAACAAATCTACTATCAAATAACTTCGGAAAACCAGAACACTATATGGTTTCAAGAAGTGGCCAGAAGATACATCACTCAAGAGTTCTAAGATTTGATGGAAACATTCCCTCGATAGAAGAGTTTGAAACAAATGGATACTGGGGAAATTCTACATATGAAAAGACGTGGATGCCAATAGCAAACTCGCAAACTGTATCTCAAGAGATAGCAGGGATGACAAAAGAATCTAATATAGACGTTTATAAGATTGAAGGTCTTAATGAAATGATTGCACTAGGACCAGAGGGAGAAGCTGCAGCAACTAAAAGATTAACAGTAGCACACCAGTTAAAAAGTTACATCAACGGAATAGCACTGGACAAGAATGATGACTACGAAAAGAAGAGTAATACATTCTCAGGTCTTGCAGAAATTGATGATAAGTTCTTAATGAAAGTATCTGGAGCTTCACAAATTCCAATGTCAAAACTTCTTGGTAAATCAGATGCAGGATTAAATGGTAATGGAGAGGGTGACCTCAAGAACTATTATGACAATGTATCAGGAAGACAAGAAGTCGAAATGACAGAACCAATCCAAACACTGTTAAATGTGATCCATGTGTCAGAACAAGGAAGAATTAAAGAGATAAACTTCGAGTACAATGAACTATGGCAAATGACACAAGAGCAGCAGTCAGCAATTGAACTGAACAATGCGAACAGAGATGCAATCTATATAGATAGAGGTGTAGTCAGTATTGAAGTTGCACAAAAAGAATTAAAATCAAATGGAACATACGGTGCAATGGAAGAAGACATAGTAGGACAAGAGGAAGTATTCGGTACAGAACCAGGAGCATTCGGAGAAGGCGAAGAGTAATGAAAATAGATATAGCAGAAATTGCAAAGAATAACGGTAAGAAAAAAGACATTGAAATAGAACAAAGACCTATACCAAAGATAGAAGCTGTTCAATATTTCAAAGAGCTAAACAAACTTACAACTGCTATGAGAGAAGATATCAGAAAAGAATTGATTCCAGCACTACAGGCACTCGAGAGTCAGTATTCGATGGATGGATATGCAGACCAGCTCACTCAGCTAATAGGAAGACTTAGCCTTAAATATTCAAACATAGCAACTGCTGGAGCAAAGCCAGTATCAGAGAAGATGGTTAAAAGTATATCAAGCAAAAATCAAAAAGCATTTAATACATTAGTGAATAAAGCAGTAGGCGTGGACCTATCATCAATAATAGCAGACGAAGGACTCGAAGACTTTCTCGAAGCACAAGTTAATAAAAATGTAGCATTGATAAAATCAATACCGGATGAATACTTCAAATCAATAGAAACGATTGTAATGAATGGAACAGCTAATGGTTTAAGATGGGAACAAATGGCCAGAGAGATAGGTGGGGTTAAAGACATATCATCAGTTAACGGAAAATTGCAGAACAGAATCAAACTGATAGCGAGAAACGAAACATCAAACATAAATGCTTCTATTAATAAGAGAAGACAAGAGAATTTAAACATTAAAGAATTCAAATGGGTTACTGCAGAAGATGAGAGGGTAAGAGACAGTCATGCAAAGCTTAACGGAAAAGTATTCTCATGGGATGACTTACCAATAGTGGATGGAGTTTCAACATCACCAGGACAACCTATCAATTGTAGATGTGTAGCAGTGCCAATAATTAGGCTATAATATTGGAAAGGTTTTTATTTAAACCAATGGAGGTGATCCATGAAATGGAAATATCTTTAATGAAGGATTTAATATGAAGAATGTTTTAATCGTGCTAATTTTAGCAAGTGGACTATCAGCTACCATGTGCCAACACTATATAGATTCATATACTAAGAACGTGAAAAAAGTGAAGCTTGAATTGATGAGTTCAAAAACTTCATTATATGCTGGACTAGCTAAAAATGATTTAATCAATATGCTAGTTGAATGCAATGTTACTGGAGCAGAATACGAAAAAGGCATGGTTAAACTAAAAGAGCTAGACAGCTATAGAAGATATAAAGGAAAGTAGTATGCCGGGCAAAATAGATAGATGCGTAAAGAAACTCATGGACGATGGTATGGAAGAATCTAAAGCATGGGCCATTTGTAATGCAGCACAAGATAAAGTAGCAGAATTCATAGCAGATGGAATGGATGAGTGCAAAGCTTGGATGAGTGCAATACAACCTAAAGTATCAAACGATGCAATCCGTATGCTTGAAAACAAGATAGATCCACATACTGGTTTTTTACATAGTAAGGTTTCAATATGTCGCTCTGGCATTCAAGAGTATCTAGGTCGAGAGCTTGGATTAACTGGAGATGATGCATTAAAAATGTTTAATGTTTTAAGACATCCAGATGATGTAACAAGTGAAGCAAGTCTATCTACATACAAGAATCTAGTTGTAACAGATGACCATCCAAGTGAAGGGTGGGTTAATGTTGACAATATAAAAGAACTTCAAAGAGGACAGCTATCAGAAACACAAATAGATAACACTCAAGACGAAGTGCATATATATGGAATGATGACTGTTACTGACACGGACCTAATAGAAAAGGCCATGAATGGCAAGATAGAAGTATCACTAGGATATGCTCGTGAGTTGATAGCAGAGGATGGTGTATATAACGGAATACCATACCAATACAAGTACACGAATATAATAGCCAATCATTTAAGTGTCGTAGATAGAGGAAGATGTGGCTCATCATGTGCTATTGCAAATGACAAAAAAAATGTTATAATACTCGATGAAGAACAAAAAGATGAAGGAGTTCTCGTGAAGATAATGATAAATGGTATCGAGTTTGAAGTTTCAGAAGAAGTAGGTGAAGCTATAATGGCCGAGCGTGAATCTAAAGAAAAAGAGATCACAGATGCAGAAGAAGAGATGGGTAAGAAAACCGAAGAGTTGGAAACAGCTAATGATAAGTTAACTGCGAAAGTTGATGACCTTCAAACAAAGTTAAATACATCTAATGACTCTAAACTGTCTGACGAAGATTTAAATGAAATGGTAAGTGAGAGAGCTTCTCTTGTTTCATTCGCAAAAACTGTTATTGCTACTGATGCAATGCCAAAGAGTACAGAACCAATGGCAATTAAAAAAGCTGTTGTTGAAAAACACTTTAATATCTCAGTTGATGGAAAATCGGATGACTATATCAAAGCACGTTTTGAAATGGTTCAAGAGGACCAGACATCACATGATGCATCAGTTAAGAAGTTAGCTGACGATATCGAAAACAAAAAGAACGAGAAAAAAGTAAGCAATGATAAAGTTGCTACAGATGCTCGTAATGCTTACATGAAAAAGAAGGGGTTATAATGTCGGTTCAAACATCATATGATTCAGCACATGCTGAAGGGTTCGTGGGTCAGTTCGCTGATTTGCAATTAACAAATGTATTTAGCAGAAGTGTAGAGACTGCTGAGATTGACTTCGGTCTTGCTGTAGTTCGTGGAACTGCTGACGACCAATGTATTCTACCGAGTGCAACAGGTCAAAGCTTTTTAGGTATTACTGCGAGAACAGTAGCAGGTACAGCTGACACTGCAGGTGCTAGAAAATATCAACCAAACGAGAGTGCAAACATTCTTGATGAGGGTGTTATCTATGCAATCTGTGAAGATGGTTGTGTTCCAGGTGATCCAGTTTATTTCAGACATACAACTGGAACAGGAACTGTTATCGGTGCTCTTCGTACAGATGCAGACACTGCAACTGCAGACCTTATAGCAAATGCTGTATGGGACAAAACAACTGCTGCTGGTGAAATCGGCAGAGTTAAATTCAAATAAGGGGTTTTAGATGGCAAAGATTAGTGCATTACCAGAAGGTATAGTAATCACAAATGATGCAGATGCAGGTTTAGGGTTCGTTGAATCAACTCTAACACATGTTGAAAGCAAGGTATACGAGACAGAATATCGTCACATTGTATATCAGGACATAGTTCCAGTTTCAAACGAAGCAGGAGAAGGTGCAACTTCAGTAACTTATTACAGTATTGATGGTGCTACAATGGGTAAATTTATCGGTTCAAATGCGATAGACGTTCCATTATCAGACATCTCAACTTCACAGAGCATAGTGCCTGTTGAATTAGGTGCAGTTGGATACAAGTACTCTGATGAAGAATTACGTCAAGCGAATATGCTTAACAGACCTCTTCCACAGTTAAAAGCTAATCTTACAATGCGTGGATATGAAGAACATGCACAAGATGTATGTTTCAATGGTGATACAACAAAAGGTCTTGAAGGTTTCTTAGATAACTCTAATGTACCTGCAGCTTCAGTTGCGAATCCAGGTGCAGGTACAACATGGGCTGTTAAAACACCAGCACAAATTCTAGCAGATGTTAATGCAGCATTCGCTCTTGTATTTGAAGTAACAAAAGAGGTTGAAAAGCCTGATACTTTATTGTTACCAACATCACAATGGTCTTATATTGCATCTACACCAAGAAGCGATAACAGTGATACAACTATACTTCAGTATATTGTTCAAAATAGTCCTTACATTACATCTGCTGATGATATTAAATCATTACCAGAGTTAAAAGGTAAAGGTGCAGCTGGTACAGATAGAATGATGGTTTATACAAAAGACATCGATAAAGTTGTTTTTCATATTCCAATGCCTTTCCGTATCGAGCAACCAGTTCGTAAAACATTAGGCTATGAAGTACCTGCAGTTTATAAACTGTCTGGTGTTGAATTTAGATATCCACTGTCTGCAAATTACTCAGATGGTATTTAATTAAAAAAAAGGACGTACAATGAAAGTTATTAATAAAAGTGCTCGTCTTCTTTGCTTCCAAACAAGCGAAGGACGTGTTGAGGTTTTACCAGGTGTAGTTACAGATGATAAGAGATTAGATTCTCTTAAGGGTAAAGATAAAATCTTTGATCACTATATTAAAGAAGAAATCATCAGAGAAGTTAAAAAAGGTGAACATAGAACACCTAAAGAGCTTTTACAAGATGAGCTTGAAACACTTGGTGGACAACCAGGAGAAAAAACAGTTAAGGAACTTGGTACTGCTATAGTTGAACTATTAGTAGAAAAAGCTGAAGACCTTGATGTAGATGTAACAGATATGACGAAAGCTGAAATGATAGCAGCTATCGAAGAAGCAGAAGAAGACCTTTAAGGTCCTCTCTTGTTTCACACTTAGAAGGAAACTCTAATGGCCAACACATGTACACCTGCAAACTTTAAAGCAAGGTTCCCAGAATTTAGTACTATTGATGATTCAAGAATACAAATATTTATAGATGACTCATTACTAGTGTTAAAAGAAGCAACGTGGGGAACATTATATTCTCTAGCAGTTTGTTATTTAACAGCTCACTATTTAGCATTAAGCGAAGCAAGTTCAAACGGAGACAGTGGAAGCATTGCAGGAATAGCTTCTCAAGCAGTAGATGGAACTTCAATAAGTTTCAATGCATTCTCTCCAACAAGCGAAACAAAAGCTTACTACAACTCAACACAGTATGGTCAAAGATTTTATACGATGATCCGTTCACTTGGTGTGATGGCAGGAACGGTGTAAATTATGGAAGTTAAAGTAAACTCAACTGGTGGAAAAGGCATAAAGAGTTTATTTAAGCGACTGGAAAAAGGAACTGTCGATGTTGGAATACTCGTAGGAGAAGGACAACATCAAGACAGCGAAATGTCTGTAGCACAGATAGGGTTCTTTCATGAGTTCGGAACAGTAATAACACCAGAGAGAAGCTTCATACGGTCAACAATAAACGGTC